GTTCCTGTCAATGTTAGCGAGAACGTCTGTCTTCAAGTTATCAGCGGCATAAAGGCGATCCATAACCCGATCATCAAGAGTCCAGGTTCCGAAAACCACCCGCTCCATGCCGTCAGGACAGATTTCGACTATCCTGTAGGGCTCATCGCCGAATTCTGCACGATCAGGGTCACAATACTTGACCTTGAGGTTAGGATCATACTGCTGAATCTTCTCAACAATATTTAGAACGTCTTGCTCAACGTAAACACCGTCAGCAATACGCACTAAACGATCACTAACTTCGTCTTGACCCAATTCGCGATCCATTACAATCCTTTGATAACGAGAAGAAGGAGGGGAGAAGAAATCTCCCCTCCTTCTCTCTCCCGGTGGTGGGAATCAGCCTTCCGTGATGTCGGAAAGAAGTCCCTGAGCACAGCGCATTGAAACGCCGAGTTCACTGTACTGCTTCAAGAAGCCAGTCCAGGCATCGAAACCTGAAACCCACTTAAGAACAGTACCGTCGGTATCACCCCAATGCCAATCCTTGTTGCGGAAGATCTTGATCTTCGACTCATCCGCAAAGTACATGCGGTTGGACTGAGCATCAACATCTTCAACAACCGGAATCTCAGTACCGTAGTTGAACGGGAGGCCGGTGAAACCACCAGCAAACTCCTTGGTGTTCGTGTAACGACGTTGCTGAGTAAGCAGGTTGAAGTACGCACGACGAACGCCGAGGTTCGTGAAGATTGCCGAAGTCTTGCCGCCCTTAGTACGAACAGCATCACAAATGGTAATCATCAGACCCTCAGAAAGCGGGCGGTTCGTACCACCGTTTGCGTTAACGGTAGCCTTCCACCTGCTCTGAGTTGCAGGATCAAGACCATGAAGCGGAGTCGTGGCCGAGAAAATGGTACCGAAACCGCTAAGTTCACGGGAAGTACCACCAGAGAAGTTGTCCTTACGGTAAATGCCCTCAGTTGCCGTAGCAGCAACATCAGCACCATCGTAAGTAACAACGTTCGTCGTCTCATTGATAGCCGTGATCGCACGATCAACTGCAATCGGAGCACCCGTTGTACGAGTACGGATATCAATTTGCTGACCAACTTCAAGGTACTGAATGTTGTTCACCGTAACGGTGTTTGCACCGTCAGCAGTAACAGAAGCCATAAGACCAGTACTATCACCGTAAACCTGGCGAGAGTAATCCTTGGCAACATCGTCCTTGATCCCTTCCATCTCACCGTCCATTGCAGAAGCGAACGCCTGAGGGTTCTTATCTGCAAGTTCAATGAGTTGACCAGTCAGACGAACAACTCCGTAGCAGTACGTCAGGGGAACGTGGACTTCTGCATAGCCTTGCGAACCGGCGTTAGGAAGTGCCTCGTTTTCCTTACGGTTACCAATACCAGAGTTACGACCGACCTTGATCGGGAAATCAACGTACTTACCCCCGACAGTCTCGACGACTCCCTGAGTAGTACGCTCTAAACGCTTGACAGTAACGACTTCGTTTTGAAGTTGATTCTCAATCTTAGGTCCGTAGACCTCCTTGAGAATCGCATCAAACGCCGTCATCGACGCCTGGCCCAATTTACTCACCCCTTCGATTTAAGGAAGAAACTCCGAAGTGAAGTTCCATCAAAAGATCAGTTTCCTCACCTGAATATCTTTTAGGGCCGAAACCCTTATAGCCTGTTCTTTCTTCATGGGATTGAATCACATCAGCAAACTCAATCACCAACAAGGCTTGAACCTTTTTGATTTTCAGATAAGGTAGAAGAAGTGTAAGAATTTCTTTGACCTGGCCCACTTTATTCCATCGAATATCTCGACCTTGTTTCCTACCCTTTACCTTAGTTTTCATGTTAATTCGTCCACCCTCGAAAAGTTCTGCAAACCATTCCAAGATTTCTGGATTGGTATTAGTAATCCCGAGTTGAACAGAATAACATGTATTGTAGGCTTTTCTATTGGTCTCAATAATCGAAATGTGGCCGTCAGCCTCCACAAATCCTGCCATGTAGGCTAAATCGGTCTCTAAAATTGCCAACACGTGCTCCTAGAGTTATCCCTGAGTAGCGGCCTTCATGATTGAAGCCACTAAGTTTTGTGTTTCCTTACTGTCCATCTCAGCGACACCCTTAGCACCACTAGGAACAATTCCACCACTCAGAGCAGGAGGACCAGGAGGAAGTTTAGCGCCACCAAAATGACCACCGTACTTACCCACCGTCTCAGCAAAAGCCTTGATAGCATCATCGGCAGACTTACCTTGAGCAAGTTGCATCAACACAAACTGCTCATCAAAGTCACCATGCTTGGACCGAAGATCAGCCATCAAAGCCTCTAATTGCTGATCTTGCTGTTGCTGTTGTTCTTGCTCATTCTTGGCAATAAGAATCTGCGCCATCTGCTCTAATGCTTGTTGTTGCTGAGCAATTTGAGCCTGGAATTGTGCAAACTCTGGTGAAACGTTCCCTTGTTGCTGTTGAGCGGGATTTGGAATGCCCGGCTGTTGTTGCCCTGGAACTTGCTGCCCTGGGAGTTGTTGCTGTTGCTGGCCCGGTTGGTTGACTTCGTAACCAAGAACCTTAGCAATCTCGTTGAGCAGATATTCTGGCTGGTTATTCAGAAGATCCTGAATCTGCATTGCCGAGGCGAGAGTTTCAGGATCACCCAACTCCTTGTAAGGAGTGTACTGACCATGAATCTCCTGGAACTTCTTCGTAACACCAGCATCCCAATCCTTGACATATTTCCCAACAATTTCCCTATCTTCCAAAGGAATGTTGTTGAGGAATGGACTTGCAAGGCTGTCTGGATCGACCTGGCCTTCTTCGTTCCCTGAGCCCTCAGACCCCTGGGGATCGCCCATCATTGACATTACTTACCTAGTTTCCGTTGGGCTGCGGCTGCAAGAGGCGAACCCTTTAACCTCTTCTTATCCGCAGCAGTTTGCTTGCTTGGGTTATTCCGCAAGAACTTGTCCTCAAACATTGCTGCTTGAGAAGTTTCCTTCTCTGCACCAGAAGGCTTTGCAACAACCTTCTTCTGGAATTGAGGGGGAACACTACCCTTCTTGGCCGGCTTCATTCCTTGACTTAACTTACTTGCTGCGGCCATCTTGAGAAATTGGGGAGGAATTTGACCTGCCATTACTTGCTACTCTTGACAGAGCCGGGAGCACCTTGCATACGAACAGCGTACAGAAGATCGTTGTACGTCATGCTATTAAGTCGTGCAGGTGAGAAAGTTGTTGCACTCACACTAGTAAGATACGTCTTCATAGCACTAATCGTATCTGTAGCGGCAAGAGGAACAAGATCGAAACCAGTAGCAGCGTCAGCGCCACCATTGATGTTTGAATAAGCGTTCTTTGCGCCCTGACCAGCAGGACCAACTGCGGCAACACCTAAAACATTTCCAACCTGACCATCAGCCATTTTAAAGTCTCCTTAAGGACCGGGATTTGGTGGTGGTGGACCCATCATATGATCTTGCCCACCAGAGGGAGGCGGAGGAACGTGACCGGGAGGATTTAATGGTTCACTTCCGGGAGGACCACCAATTCCGCCTTGCATATTATGTGGCGGACCAGGCATTCCTACAGGTGGCGGGGCCATCATTGGTTGAGCCAACAATGAATCCAAGCCCATACCGGAAGGATCATTCATGGACATCTGAATCTCTTGCATTGGAGTTCCACGCTTAACCAACATGTAGACCTTGTGCTGGTTTACGTGTTCTTGGAACATTCCTTGAATCGCTGGATCAAGTGCTTCAAATGACTGAGTTTTACGGAAAGCATCATGCTCCATAATATGAGCGATATGATCGTCCCAAGAATTAACCTTGACTGGAAGTTGTGGAGGCGGTGATTGCATTGGCTGACCAGTTTGCGGATCAACTTGTGGCTGTCCAGTCATCGGATCCATTGGAGGCTGTTGAGGCTGTAAGGCTTGAGGATCTGTGAACTGCATCTTGAGGTTCTCTCGTTGTGCGTAACGAGTATCAAGTTGCATTTCCTCATAGAGCCTTCCAACGTCAGGCATGTTAAGGTAACGCAATGCCTTGTCTGCTGGAATCCAGCCCATCTTTCCGAGTTCCATAATGAAGGCTTGCTTGGCCGCCAGGGAACGTGGAGTAGAACTGCCAGATTGGATCGTGTATGAATAATTGGACCTTAACTTGTCCTTATTCAACATCACGACTTCAATTTGGCCGTTCTGGCCGACTACCTGAACAGTTCTCTCCACGTCCCACTTGGCACCAACATAGTTGAGAAGATGTCGTGTGATCTTCTCAACTCCCTTCTCCATCGAATCTAAGGTGGTAGCAAGAACAGAGTCATCCTCTTCCTGCAAGAACGAAATTGCAGTAGCGGCCGTAATGCCACCAGGAGAATTACCCTTAGAAATCTCATGCTGAGACGCCACATCATCCATATCACGATTGCATCGCTCCAGAGTGTTCTCAACGTAACTCGGAATTGCAATGAGAGGCATTGGTTGTGGCGCAGCAAACCCAGGTTGGTACGTAATGATTAAGCCCGGCTCCGACGTGATCTTGTTTGGATCAATAGACCCTTGTGGGGCGATGAGTTGTGGCTTCGCCATTTTGTTCTTTGCTTCGACCAGTTGCGAGTTCGTGCGATTGTATTCCTTTTGGAGGGGAATAAGATCCACGATCGTCGAGTCAGCATAGAACTTCCCTGTAGGAATATGATCGAACTTCGTGAAGGGGTAGTCCTTATGTAAGAACGGCCAACCTTCTTGAAAGTGAAGAATTGTAGTTCCAGCCCAGGCAATTACAGCGCCGTCAGGGTACTTGCCATTAGGCTTGATCCACATTTCCTTAATGTAGACCATATCCTTAGTGCTGGACTCCTTGATGTCCATAGCACTAAGGAAACGTTGCTCCAACATTCCTGTATTGTTAGAAACGTCAGCCGAGAGTTCCATGCCAGGATACAGGCGTGAAACTGTGTCCTTGTTCTTTGCTGTAGCATGGATTACGAAGGGTTGATTTTCCATGGACTCTTCTTGCACGTCAGGGACATAAAGATGGAACGGAGTGATCCGCTCTAAAAACATGTCTCCCTGGAACTTACCATCAGGATCAGGCTGACAACCATCATCGTACCAATCCTTGATAAAACCAGTGCCGCATAGAAGAGTCCAAAACATAGCCCTACGAAGATGAGTAGGTACTTCCTTGGTACGCCAGAAATACTCAGCCAGAGTGTCACCAGCCCGAGCAGCAGCAAGATCATCGTCATCTGCACTTTGAGGGACAACGAAGCCCATAGGCTTCTCTTTTAAGACCTTGGAAAGTTCCTTACGAAGATACCGACGTACCTTGTTAGAAACCAAACGAACCCGCCAGGGAGGAACTTGTCCTTCCACCAGGCGGGCTGTGGGTGTAGCAGATGCAGTTGACCACTGAACGTATTGACGACCAAAGTAGAAGGCTAAGTTCATGTACCATTGCTTCTCAAATTGCTGACGGTACTGCTTAGCCTTATTGAACTGCTCGTCACATTCTGCGATGATTTGTGTATAAGCCGGGGTGCCCTTAATTCTCTTAACGTCAACCTTCTCAGCACCCTGAGTCATTGCAAGTTGGAAAGGTGATTCAGTTACAGTCATCCACCAAGCCCTAGGTCGTTAAGTTCGTTGTGGAGTTCGTAAGCATCTTCTGCAACTTCACCAATACCGTTGACAGGAAGACCATTAGTCTGTGCCCAACGGCGAACTTCTTCTTGATCTGACATTCCTGGGTAGGATTGTTCAGAGGTCGGGGAAGAGGGAGAACTCACCACTTGGCTTGCTTGAAGTTGTGTGTAAGTCTGCCAATCCTTCGACATCGCCCGGTTCATCAGGCGTTCTCTCTCCAAAATCCAGTTGTCGTTCTGATTCTTGAAGATGCTCTGCTGCCAGAACATCACTTTCAGAAGAACTCCCAGCGTCAGAATCGACATCACTGAGACTGAAATCAACGCTGCTAGCATTCAATTCCTCGATGGGTTCTAGAGTTGAAGTAATCTCTCTCACAGCATATCTTAAAGCATTGACTTCTGATGCAAGAGAAATGTTCTCGGTTAACACCCTAGCGGACTCGTCTTGAATTGCACGAGCCCGCTCAGGGTGAACGTAACCGAAAAGGTCTGCAATGTAATTCACACACTCATCACAGATGAACCATGCACCGTAAAATTCCTCAGACATTCCAGTATCGAGGTAACGCTCTCGATCTGAATGTCCACAGAATTTACATTGCCCCGGCAGAGCCGTAGGTGTTGAAACAACTTGCACAGTTTATTCCTTTACGTATTGACGATGACGTGCTGAGCCGCCCACAGCAGGAGAATAATCAAAACTACTATTGCTAGTATATTGATTGGGCTCATTCTCATGGAATCTCCTTAGGAGGAAACCTTTTCCTTGGGAGCATCCTTCTTGGGCGCAGGCTTCTCTTCAACCTCTTCTGCATCCTCAGGAACCGCAGTACGCTCTTCCTCAAGAAGAACAGCAACTCGGTTAGTCGTCAGAACCTCGGGCGGAGGCTCGTAACCTGCAATCTCTTCTGCCGCAAGTTGACGAGTGGACTCTCGCATCTCTGCATCAAGGTTGCTACGAAGATCCACAAAAAGATCAATGGAATCCTGATCGAAAGCAATTGCCGGAGCAGCCGCTTCACCGTTAGAAGTCATAACATGAACCCGCTCAACAGAGCGGTAATCGGGAATCTCAGCGATAACTTCCCCATCAAGCTTGATTTGAAAGGGACGCACGTTATCGGAAAGATGCTGAGTATCGGAACTAGGCATTTACTGTTTCTCCTTGTTAAGAGTGTTCCCCATCAGATTGAGGCGGGATTAGAGAACAACCCAACGAAGACCCCAATCCCGCCCAGGCGGTGAGTCCGTCGCCCGGCTCCCGCCTTACAAGACGAACATACCCTGCCGTGCAAGCCGCTAATAGTCTTCCCCTAAATTGTAGTCGTATTGCTTTTTACCTACGGCCACAGCCTCTTTATCAACCAATCCCTTAGTGGGATCAACTGCTTCATTCCCCATTTGTGGAGTCCACGGAATAACCGTGCCATCATCGACTTCCGGTCTTGTTGCAATGGCATATCTCAGACTATCCATTGCGTGATCGTCCTTTTTCTGAGGTTCTTCCTTCTTATTCTTGTCTTGCCTAGATTTTGAATCCCGCCACACAGCCCACCTGTAGCGACGCATCTCCCAGATAGTATTGGCACAGTTCTTTGTGATGTACAACTTCGGCCGATCATGGTACAACTTAAGCCGAGTCTTCACCATGTCAATGCTAGAAATCAGATCTTTGGTGGCGAGCATGATCGGGATATTTCCCCTTGCATACTCAATTTGGACTGAGGTTCCAGTAATGGGATCTCTATTTTGAATTGAAGAGTCCCCAACATAGTACGCTGGAGACTTATAAAGCGAGTGTTGCTTATTCTTCTCATGAACAGCAGCAGCGTGTTCATGGATGAGCATATCCGAATGGTAATGCTCATCAAATACCACCATACGACCGTCACGATCAATTGCCTCCCACAGCCATGCAGTTGGGTTTCTAAGTCCATGATCTAGACTAGCCATCCACAGCCAATCTAGTGGTGGAATGAACGGTTCAATAACATGAATATCGTAGTTGAATTCAGGATAAATAAGACCACCCAATGAGATGTACTTACCATGCTTACGAGCCTCAATTTCCTCGTGGGTAAGTCCGGTAAGGAGAATCTCCTTAGCCTCATCAAGAAGATGAGGATTATCATCCATGTCAACTTCTACAACATAGATGTTAGGATCTAATCCCATCTGAGAGTAGATATCATCGAACGTCCAAGTCATACCTTCAACTGGTGTCATTGTCATCCACCAGTCACCATTAGTATCAACTAGACGGAGTTTGCACTCTGTGAAAATATCCTTAGGTGGTTCCTCATCAAACCACACTCCATGACGAGACGTACCAGCGAACTTTTCTAGGTCCTGTTCATAGGACATGAACTCAATAAATGATCCATTAGCAAGAGTGAGCGTCTTACTCTTTTCGCTCCAACTATCTTCCCAAGAATGATTTATGAGTTCTGATTGAGGAAGCCACCGACGAACTTCGGGGAGAACGATCTTCTCTAAACCCTGGATGAAGTCCACGGTTACAACTCTCAAACGTAACGGAGGCTCCCAACGTAACTTCTTGTATGGATGCTTTCCTGTAGCATACATAACAACTTCTGCACCACCACCAACAGTCTTACCAGAACGGTTACCACCAATGAATTGACGACCATGAGCACTCGACATGTGAAACTTAACTTGCTTGTCATGGGGCTGATAGTCTTCAATGTTTGGATTCCGTGCCCGAGTACGCAAAGCGATAGCAAGGGCACTTCCGACTTCTTCCTTGCTCTTGATTTTAGATGGCGAACGAGGCATCCATCACCGACTTCGTAATGCTGGATCGAGAATTAACGTTTATGGACTCAAGTTCACTAGCGATAGACTCGATAATAGCAGGATCCTTAACATAACGAGCAACAATATCCACCACACGATAAATGACAGTATCAATGTTGATGTCAACAGTAGTTCTAGGATTGTAGATGCCACGCATTTCAGCGAAAAGCTTAATTGCTTGTACGTCACCATTCTTAGCAGTCTCCTGCAAAGCCTGGAGAACCTCTACGTCCGCAATTTCAAAAACTTGCTCTGTTCTCATCCTTAAGTAATTTTGGAAATGAGGGTCCCTCAGCCATGCCTGGTATTGTTGTTGAGTTACCTGGATTGCTCCTAACTTCTGCCTCAGACTCAGCCCGTCGTTTACACTCATCAACATGTTGACGAGCACAATTTGCTTGGGTGTTAGAATACCGTCCCCACGCGAATCCCATTTCAACCCCCTTGCAATTAGTGCGTCATTGAAGGTTTGCTTCTTCCATGCCTTCTTGACTACGTTAACATCCATCTTAAGATCTTGAGCAGACTTCTCCATTGTGGGAACGCTGCCAGTTTCCCAATACTTCTGCTCAACATACGAGAGAACTGTAATCTCATCGTCTGTTAAGTTCTGAGGCTTCGTCTTGGTTTCCTCCGTATCAAAATCTAGGTCAGCCATAAAACTCTCTCTGTCGTTCTTGCAGTTCTCGGATCATTACTACAGGAAGGCCGGCGTCAGATAATGCCTCAACTAACTGCGTGGGAAACTCGGATGTGATTCTTTTCTCGACTCTCGATACGCCACTAGGTTGTGTACAGATGCCTTTGGCAAATCCAAGTTTTGACAGATCGAGGTCGTTACGGAGTTTTGTGATTGGAGATGCTCGAATATCGGAGTCGCCTGGTAGGTAATCGAGAAGGGCATACTTGAGTCCAAACTCGGATCTGGTGGACTTAATAAAGTCTCCATATTCCTCATCAAGCCCACCCTTGTTAAGTCCATAATACCTAACCAGCCTTCCCATGATCGACGGCAAAATTGTTGGATAAACACCACACTCATTTAGATATAATGCCTGGAGATGCACATGACATTCCCTAGAAAACTGATCCAGAGATTTACCATGCTTAAGACGTGTGATACGAATGGGATTGGTAGTCACAACGCTCTGCCTCGGCACACTCCTACTATACCACGCCGTCAAGCCGGCACTTGACACGTCCTTAGACTAAGGTTATAGTGACTGAGTGGCCCGCCTGCTCGTCTCATTTTCAGAAGTCGATTCCATGCACATGCGACTTCTCTCTAGTAGAATGAAATTGCAACCCAAAGATCTTGTAAAACTGATTATCAAGAAGTACGAACTTGAAAATCCTCTTGACCCAACCGAAGAAGAGATTTATGATAGACTTCGTAGAGGAAGGCGCATAGATTACGATGCCGAGCAAGAAGTTCTCCTCAAAGGTTTTATTGAGTATTGCGATAAATACCGAAAACTCCGAGAGAGCAGACAAAAAATGGAGGGATCTTTTAGAGAAGATCAAATACCAAGTCAGCAATCTTGATGTCGAAGTCCTACTTGAACCCGAATGGAGTATAGATGCCGACGAATGAAGAACTTGCAGGCTGGGATTTGAAGGATGGAGATGCTCCAGAAGAGCATGGAACTCCTGTTGCTCCTTTAGATTCTGACAAGGATCTTGAGGCTCTCAAGGCCAGAATCGAGGCTCAGAAGAATGCCTGATGTCGAAGCCGCACTAAACGCACTCTGTTCCAAGACCAACGAAGACTATCCTGACGGAACTAATCCCTACATTCATTGGCAGACGAATGGTTACTGGAGCAACGGCGCATTCTGTGATTCGTTTGCTCAGTGGGGAATGGTTGAAATCGGCGGTTTCGTTTGGCCTGAAACTTCTCAGTGGGGATACAAGGGAGCCTCATACTGTCCTTACACCATTCACGAGGCCCAACAGATGGGTGCTTGGTATGGTGTAGGAGAGCGTCCTGCTCGTGGTTGGCAAGTTCTTTTCAGTTGGAACCGAAACGGCACCGCAGACCACATTGAAACCATTCTGGAAGTTTATGGTGACGGTACTCTGCTTACCATTGCTGGCAATGTTGGCAACGGTGATATTGAGTACATGTATCGGGATCTGTATTACGTCATGGGTTATGTTCGTTTTGATGACTCACAGAACCCTTACGTTCCAGTTCCCCCTCCTGCTAACTATGCTGCTCCTACTGATCCAGGGCTTTGCTGGTTAGTTACGAGCCCGTACATGAGTGGTGAGCACATTCGTTGGGGGCAGAGATTCTTCAACGTTTGCTGCTCACAATCACTAGATGAAGACAGCATTTATGGTCCCCTGACTCGTGAGGCTGTTGTCAACTTCCAGCGATTCTTTAGCCTTCTGGTTGATGGCGTCGTTGGACCGGAAACGTGGAACTGTATGAGGTACATTGCAGCCGTCAACGGATTCTAACAAGCCAAAGAGAAAGACCCACAAGGTACTGTTAGGGAAGCCAACGCAGAACAAGTTGTGTAGCATCTGTTTCCTTAGACAGCCTTTGAGTAACTTCAAGCACGATGAGGATGGTTACTCAGACGTGTGCCATACGTGTGAATAAAAAAGACCCCCAGGCTATTGCTTGGGGGTCTTTTTTAAATTAACAAACTCTATACAATCACACGAACCTAGAAAAGTGCAACCTGGTTCTCGAAAGCCTTGATGGTGCCAGATTGAATGTCCACACCTATCACAGTATGGTGGCATGTTGCCATAATGGTAAAAGGACTTCTTAATTACCGTTAAACCACCACATGATTAAGACTAACTCATCATTCGTTGCACAAGAGCCACCGTAACAGACGTAAGACTGTATTGTGGGCTCTCCAAAATTCGCCCGGTAGAATGACTCTGCGAAGTCTTCCTTAAGATTCTGACCATCCATACCACGAAGACTCTGCCAAGTTGCTTGTATGTCTGGCCTGTAGTCCCAGAAAAAATGCCCTAACTCATGTGCTGCAAGCTTTCTGATTAGCGCAGGCTTTAGTCCTACAGGCCAGAGATGTATTTGACCATTGCCATACTCTCCGCCAGCGGAAGCCGGAGCAATTCCGTCTGCCGGTCTAGTCTCACATATTAGAGGTACTCCAAACCAGTGAATACCATCTAATACACGAGAACCCTCTAGAGCATCATTACATGCTGCTATAGGATCGTTTGTGGGAAGCGGAGGCACATCGGTACAGGATTGCACAAAAGAGAATAGTGCAATGGCGACGATTCCAAATAATCTCAAGCGATCACCAATCCGTAGAGGGTTGCCATCTGAGCCTTGAACGCAGCCCAATTAGCATGAGTCGTGATATCTCCGTAGTAGAACCCAGCAAATGCAATGTGAGCATTAGCAAAAGCTTGAGTTCCATCAAAGGAACCTACAGTCCATTGAGTTTGAGCAGTTGCCGTGCCTGCATTTCCTGCGGTTTCTACTCCGTCTACTCCAATCTTAGAGGTTGCTCCATTAGCAACTCCATGAAGGAAGTGCTTCACCTGATCCATTAAAGTTGGAGAATTAAGAACTCCACCTGCATACAATGAGAAAGGTTGACCAGAGCCACCAGCAGAAATTCCACCAGTTAGTTGACCTCCAGGTCCACCTTCAATCAAATATGCAGAAGTTAAAGCATTAAACTTAGACACAACAACAAGTGAGAATGGCTGACCACCCGCAGCAAATATAGGGCTAGACATAAAATCATCCACCCCATCAAATTGAACTGCTGGCCTATTGTTCAATCCTGCTGCTACTGCCCTATAGAGAGGTTGCTTTGCTCCAGTTGCCTGAGTCATAGTTCTAGCATTACCAGAACCGTCACGCCAGGAAGGAACAGCAACACCATCAGCAGGGTGAGCCCACATAGGATCCTCTGCCCAAAAGGCTGAGTGGAATCCAATCCCTGCAATGAGTGGATTGAATGTAACATTCGTCCAAGCCAAACCGTACTTAGTCGCCAGGTAGTTACCCACCTTGTTGACATCTGTTACTGAAAGCACAGCATTGTAAACAAGAATCTCAGCAAAGTCATAGTTACTAGGAGCTGAAACACCACCACCAATTGTAAGTCCAACTGTTGGATCATCACCATAAGGATTGCCAGTGTTGCCGTTTCCATCTGCAACACCATTGATCCAAAGACCTGTATCAAATTGAGGTGACCAAGTTACTGTCAAAATGCTGGGAGTTAATCCTAAAGCATGAGAACCGGGTACCGATCCTGGCGTTGTGTATAATTGAAGATCACTCCCACCTACTTGCCAAGTGAATGGCTTAGGATTACCTCCACCAATCTTTGACATAAGTATCTTACTCGCCCCACCAACATTCTGCTTGCCTACAATGAACATCGTAAGTTTATTACCCGGCAAAGGAAGTGCCGCTGTTGTCAGGTATGAAGAAGGTCCACAACTAACCGTGGGCTTACCATTAATCTGGTTAGTCTTAAGTGTTGGCTGATTCGCTGGTGTACCCTGTAAAGCCACATGATTCAAGCCAGACAGATCATTCCACTGAGGAACGAGCGCACCGTTAGCCAACGCAACATTATCCGCTGCCCACCACCCTTGAATACCCGCAATTGTACTGGGATCAAAGCCGGGTGCAACAACAGGGTCTTGCGAAGGTGCCCAAGCAATCCCGTACTTCGTGGCTAAGTAATTACCAATGCTATCCAGTTCTGCCAAAGAGAGAGTCTTGTTATAAGCCAAGACTTCAAAGATATCTCCTGGTGCCGTATCTGCCGAAGAAGCACTAGCATACGCACCAATAGTCATTCCATTAAGAGCAGTTGCTCCGTCTCCCGCACCAGGGTCAGGAACTCCACCTTCAATGTAGGCTTTTGAAGTAACTCCGTTCAAGTTCCAGACAAGAATATGAGGGCTACCAATACTGACGTTTCCAGCACTCTTGTTATTGCTAGCCCCAGCGTACATCAACAATTTCCCACCATTGATACCTAAAGCCGCACTACCAGCAGGACAGCCAATCCAAGAGTAGTTAGCAGCATTGGCTGTAGGCCGCATAACCAGAAAAACAGTGATAGGCTGAGCATTCAAAAACCCGGCTACTGTGTTTAACTTCTGAAAGGCTGCCGCATTAAACAGAACACTCGACTTACCATTAAGTTGGTTCAACTTAAGTGTAGGCTGTTGCGTTCCAGTAGCATTTGAAGCGTGTCTTGCATTAGGAGAACTATCGTCCCAAACAGCAACAGCATCTCCATCAGCAACGGCTGGAACAGTTCTTGCAGCATCCTTCCACTTTGTTCCGTCTGACTTGAACCAAACTTGAAGTCCAGTAATTGTGTTTGGATCAAAGGGCGGTACAGGAATAGTTCCGCCGCCAGTAGCGTACTTCAAATCGGAAAGGCTTTGCGGAGGTATGCTTGGACCTCCAAGAGACTTGAACTTCCTATCTGCTAAACTGCCAGGAGGGGGAGTTGTAGCAGGTAAACTAGCATACTCTAAGTCAGTAACGCTCTTAGGTGGTGTTGATGGTCCACCTAGAGCCTTGAACTTGAAATCTGCTAGGGAGAGTTTTGATCCTGGATTCGCTGCTAAATAGGCTTGGTATTCCAAGTCGCTTATAGATTGTGAGGCCGCCATTCGAGACTCCTACAGGGGAGGCGGGGTATCAGAACTTCTGTACCGTAACATGCCGAACCGAGAATGTCAATGTGCATCATACTTTGGTCTAAATACCTAATCCTGTCCGTGTATTTTAGATGAGACTCTCAAGTTCGGTCGCGGTCCGGCTTCAAACCGAACGACTTTCTTGCGCGCGCAATGGTTGCACCGTGCAAGTATTGTATCGCACAACTAAAAATTTGAGAATGATTCTCATTATCATATCTGCTTTTCCCACCATGTTAGTAGGAAAAGGAGGCTTTATTAAGTCAGGTGCATTAACCACCATTCTAGTAGGAAAGGAAGGCTAACTGCATTAGCCTTTTCCCATTAGATTGGTGGACATTGAATTAGGTTCGCTATCCTGCTTTGCTATCCGGCATCTTAATTTCGCAACCTACTTCGCCAACCTAGAAATAGTTCTCAAGTGGACTTGATAGGAGGCATTGTGATACAATGCTTGTGTAAGTTGTTCTACGGTTCTCTCGTATCGACGAACGAGAGCGCGAGGTTCATCTCTCGCGAGGTCTCCCGTTAAATGGGAATTAGACTGGCATCTCTGCTGTTGCCAGTCATCTCGTAATTCGCTCGTCACTCACTCCGGTCATACGAAAGCGATTACGAAACCCTAGGTTGATTACCTAGTGCTACGGCAAAGTTCATGGTTGGAATTGGATTGAGCACCTACTTTGGTAGGTGCTCTTTCTTGTCTCAATCCTGAGGCTACAACGAAAGGGAACTAACATGCGTAAGTCTTTCAAGGAATGGATGCTTGAAGTCGAGAACACACTTGATGATCTAGCGGGTATCTGCTCGCTTGACTTGTGTGATGTCGACTATGCTTCCTTCTACGAAGATGGTCGGTCGGCTCGATTCGCTGCGAACTACGCTCTTAACGAATCGGGAGCGTTCTGATGGAATGCTTCAACCGCTTGCTCATCATGTTCGGTTGCATGTTGTCTGGCTCGTTCACGTATGATGAAGCGAAAGAGATTGACTACGTGAACTTCTACTTGTCAGGTTGGAGTACTCATCCTTTCAAGTACTGGCTTGACGCTGAGGTTGCAATGAAGCCAACGTTCTTGACTGACACTGTTTCGTTCGGACTCTGAATGAAGCGGATTGAGCATCGGCAATGTCGATGCTCTTTCCTCTTCACTCAATCCCGAGTGGAGTGCATAGCAAAGGGAAGAAACAACCATGATTGACCTTGAAATCCTCGCACTTGCTGATGTCGACGACACCAACTTGCAAAGCGTGGAAGCGTTCGAGAGGCTCGTTGCTTACTACGAGACGATGAACTCTTCGCTTGGCAAGGACAAGGAAGCGGCAAAGTCGAGTGACAACGAAGGAAACCCGGTGAAGGATGCCTTTCGTTTGGAAGTTGCAAACGATGAGGAAGTTGCCGAGGCTTGCAAGAACGTTGTTGCCGATATCCGATCAGCACTTGCGGCTCTAATGGACGAGCATCCTTACTCGTCCATCCTGCTAGTTGACATGCTCAAGACTCTCGCAAGCGAGATGGTTGCCGAGCGTAACTACCAGGAAACGCTGGCTCTAAAGGAAGTGGATGTTCCTAAGTTGGAAGTCTCACTTCCCGATGACTGGCATGAGCGTAAGGCTCTTGCAGAGAAGATGCAAGAGCAGATCAAGATGGTTTGGACCATCGTTTCGTACAAGATCGTTGGTAAGGCAACATCGGTCAAGTACAAGGAAGGTATCAAGGACGGTAAGCCGTCTGGTAAGTACCTGCCTTCACTTAGCAAGATCACTCAGGATCCGAAAGATGATGATAACTCGTCATCTCTCGTTGGAAGGGCTGCAACCAACGCTCGTATCGTCTACGAGTGGAACGGTGAAGTTCTTCCTACTTCCATGATGAACGTCATCCTGCATGACTACATCTCGGACTTCGTGAGTGGTTACGTTGTTACGTGGGGAGATCTTCGTGACAAGGTGAAGGAAGCAGGTTTCGCTTCATATGCGAAGGCTGCTGAGAAGGGCGCATCTATCGAGTTCGATACCGGAACTCTTACGATGTCGATGCAAGAGAAGTAGTTAGATGGTTGGGCAGGGACGAAAGTTCCTGCCCTTCCATCTAGAGATTCTCTCTAGACATTGAGCAAAGGGAACGTGCAATGAACGAGAAGCAATACAAGCGGCCGGCGTGGATGGAATACTCCATCTTCCCTGGAAAGTTCCTCATCGGTTTCTCCGATGGAACTTCGCTGTTGTTCGACATCTTCGTCGACAACGATGGTTGGCAGGT